TTATTTTTTTCTAATATCTAAAGTAACTTCAATTCCATAATTAAGTTCTTTAATGATAACTTTTTCTTTTCCATAATCATCATCTTCTACTGTTTTGTATTTTCCTCCAAGGATTTCGCAAGTGAGAAATATCTTATAATTCTTTTCAAAATAATAATCATTAATTTTAGATATATATTCCTTAGGAATGTATCCTACATCAATATATCCTTTTTCTGTGTCAAAAAGAACACTTATTGCTATTTCAGAATCATGTGTTGTTTTTTTTAATTTCCACTCTGGGTCTAATAATTGATAAGCACATTCCCATATTCTATCTTCATAACTTTCAATTATTTGTTTATTTGTCATCCCAACATATGGTTCAATTTCCATTTTTTCAATTTGATCTTTGGAAAAATATTTAATATTATCTTGTCTGTTATCATATGTAGTACCAGTTAACTTGAATTTTAAATAATCCACCTTGTTTTCTTCAATTGCTTGTTGTTCTTTTTCTCTTAACTGATTTTCTACATTATTTTTAATTGATTTACAATAAAAATAAAGTATAGCCCAGATGCCATAAGTCATTATTCCTAAAAATATGTGCACCCATTTATTAAAACTTACGATTGTACAACAAAATCTATATTTATTCATATTTATATTATTATTCATCCTTTGCCTCATCCTTCTTTTTTTCTTCAATTTTTCTTTGCTCAATTATCATTTTAATATATTTTTCATCTTCTGTAGTTAGTATATTTTTACATTCGTTAATTAATTTAATTAATTCTGTTTCTTTTCCATAATTACTTTCAAATCCTAAAATATAATTTCCATCTACGTTTAAAATTTCACATAAAGCGCTTATAGTGTCAGGATCGGGTTTGGATATATTGTTTTCCCAGTTGCTAATTGTTGTATTTCCTACATTAATTCCTTGTTTAACTAATTTATTAGATAATTCGTGTTGATTCATTCCAAGATTAAGTCTTGCTTTTCTAATATTATCTCCTATTGACATATTTTTCTCCTTTCTAAATCTAATTTTAACACTAATTTTACACATAGTAAATATTAAAGTTCAATAATCTTGAAATTTTTTTCATTTTTTTGTTGACATTCCAAGAATATTGAATTATACTAGATACAGAGTTCAAGAATATTGGAATTCGTGAAAGGAGAAAAAATGAAGATATATCAAAAAATTAGTAAGTACCTTTCAGAAAATGGTATTAAACAAAAATATATTTCTGAAAGAACTGGCATTCCTGAAAATACTTTGTCAATGATTTTAAACGGCAAAAGAAAAATGGATGCTGACGAGTTTGTCGAAATTGTTATTTCACTTGGAACTGACGCTAACAAATTTATTAATAAAGAAAAAACTGAAGAATCAACTGAAACTGAAGAGTAAAATTGAAAGAAGAATAGGAGAAACAAAATGATATCTAATTATTTGAATAAATACTTTAAGCGTAACAATATAAGTCAACAAGAAATAGAAAAGAAAACTGGAATAAGTCAGTGCAAAATAAGCCTTATTCTTAATAATAAGCGAAAGTTAAGTGCTGACGAGTTATTAAAGATAACAATTGAATTTGATATTAACTTAGAGCATATAAAAAGAGAAATCATCCAGTCAGCAAACTTAAAATGATTTCTACACAATCAAATAACGATAATATACTTTAACTAACACTAAAATATATTACCGGCTTTAATAACTAACCTTAATGCAGATGTTGTTCCAATACTATACATTATTAGACTGATGTCTCAGTAAGTGCATTATTTATATGTAGATTTAATAAAAATGTTCTCAATATTTATATTAAATACTAATAATGGTAAATACAACACCATCGATTTTTTACAAGATCGCAAACTTGGTTCTAGATTATGGCATCCCTAAGGCGTGTTAGCACCTTAGTTGCATTAATTTAACACTTACGAGTTTAGCTCTCTAATATGTTTTATACTTGCCCCATAGCTGTTAAAACATTACATGCGGTCGTCCCGACCTGATCTCTGTAACTGTCCAGTTACATTAACGAGATAGAAATGTGGTAGTACAGGGCAAGCTCAAAAATGTATCTAACGTATAGACCATCTCCATTCTTGCCTTATGAGGCACTTAAAGTATATCACATAATTATTAGATAATCAAATAATTTGAAAGGAGGATTAAATGAAAGAAGATCGTGTAATTAATATATATACAATGTTATTTAATTCAATTAACATAGCGCTATGGATATTGCTAGCAATGTTTTTTAATAAATGGGCTTTATCCTTATTCAGTTTATTATTTATAAATTTAAAATCAATAAAAAAATAATCAGAGTCCTGACCGACTTTTAGGATATTAACTTTTAAAGTCAACAGTCTTGACCAACTAAAATGAAAGGAAGATAAAGAATGAAAGAATATTATTGCTTTCAAGATATAATGAATTTAACTGGTTTTAAGAAAACTAAATCAACTGATTTAATAGTAAAGTTAAATGAGTTATTAAAAAATGAACATCCAAATGTATTAATCATTAATGGAAGAGTTCCCATTTGGTTTTGGGAAGAAAAAACTAAACCAACGAAAAAGGAGATAGAGGTAAATGAGAAAGAAAAGAAAATTAACTAATTTTGGTAAAGGGTTACTAATGTTTATTATTATAATTGTTACATCATTATTATTTGTTTTAATCCAAAAAAGGTACAATGATTTAAAAGAGCAACTAAGCAAATGTGATTCAGCAAAAGGTTATGCTTGTACTCTATATGAAATCAAAAATTTTAATGAATGAGTAAGGATTCTATTATATTTTATCTTTCTCAATATTTGGCTATTAAAGAAGATCTTACTAATGAACAATTAGGTAGATTATTTAGAGCTCTATTTGATACTCAATTAGGCAAGGAAGTTGTTTTGGACAATGACATCAAAATTGCTTTCAATTTCTTAAACAACCAAATGGTTGTAGACAAAAAGAAGTATGAAGAAAAGTGTGCAAGGCTCCGTGAAAATGGGAAAAAAGGCGGTGCTCCAAAAGGAAATGCAAATGCTCGCAAAGAAGAAAAACAACCAAAACAACCAAATACAAAAAAAACAACCTTAAATGATAACGATAATGATAATGATAATGAAAATGATAATGATAATGAAAATGATTATATGTTGTTTGGTTATTTAGAAGCGAACTTTGGTGTTACATTAAATGGAACTAACTATTTTAAGTTGCTGGAACTATTAAAATTATTTGATGAATCTTCACTTTGTTATGCTGTAGATAAATGTGTTGCTGCAAATATAACAAATCTAAATTACTTTTTTGGAATAATTGAAAACTGGAAAACTTCTAAATTGTTTACATACGAATCAATAATTAGAAATGAACAACAAATGAAAAAAACTAAAGAGCAAGAAGATACAGTCGAGGAGCATATTGGAAGGAGATTCTTTTAATGAATTTAAATGTAAGTGTTAACAAAAGGGAATTAATTGAGCAAGAATATTTATCTTTACTTTTAAATGAATCTAGACTTATAGAATTTTGTACATTAAAACCAGTAGAGTTCATAAATTCATTAAATAAAAAAATGTATGAATGTATTATTAAGAGTTACAAGTCTACTAAAAGTCTTTCTATTGAATTTATAACTGCTGATTTATATGACTACTGGTCTTATTTGTTGGATTTGTATTATAGTAAAAGTGATGTCGATCAATTATTTCATCATTGTGAAGAACAAATTGAAGAATACTATAAACAAGATTTGATAATTGAATTAAGTAAAAAACTTACAGCCAATTTAATTGATTATAAAGAATTCATGAGTAAAGTGAAAGAATTGGATTCGAATAGTAACATTCTATCAAATGATGTATTAACAAAAAAAGAATTAGAGAATAATTTAATCATTTCAAGAACAGGAATTAGATTTAATAATTTTCCAGTGTTAAGTGAAAAGTTAAGGCTCTTAGAAAATGATTTGTTAGTTGTTGGTGCAACTACAGGAGTCGGTAAAAGTGGTTTTTTGCTTAATTTGTTAAATGACTTAATGGGAAGATATCAGTGCATATATTTTAATTTAGAAATGTCTAAAAGTAATATTTATCGGAGAATGGTGTCAATAAATCAAAACTTCGCTGTAAATAGTATTGATAACCCTAGTGAACATCAAAAAAAATTAATTGATAATGCTATAAAGAATATTGAAAATGCTAAACTAATAGTTAATCATACTGCAAATAATATCTTAGATATAAAAAAGATAATAAGAAAATATAAAGATAAGAATAAACACACAATAATTTTTATCGATCATATAGGTTATTTGAAATCTCGTGATAAAAAAAGCATATATGAAGAATCAACTGAGACAGTAAAAGAACTTAGAAAAATATGTTTAGAGTATAATTGTACAGCCATAGCAGCAAGTCAACTTAATAGAACTGCTTATCAAGCAAAAGAAGTTTCTTTAAACATGTTAAAAGATTCAGGGGAATTGGAAAACAGTAGTAGAAAGATCATATTGTTGAGTTACGACAAAAAATTTAGTAAAGATTCCTTAGAACCAAACGTTTTTGTAGATATAGCAAAAAACGATAGTGGTCCAACTGGAATAATAACAATGAAATATTTTAAAGTAAGACAAACTTTTCAAGAAGATCTTTTAGGTTTAAGGAGAGATGAAAATGATATTAACAAATGAAGAAAAAGAATTTTTAAAACAATTGATATTAGAAGGGATGCTATCGCATAAGAAACTTATGTTAATTAATAAAAACACAACTAAAGAGATAAATGCTTATTGTGATAAAGTTAGTAATCTTTTTAATTCAATTGATCAAAAAATTATTGATATTGAAATTTTTACAAAAAATATCAATAGAGTTTTTGAATGTTTAGTGGCATTGATTACACAAAACGAAAATTTGAAAATGGGAGAAAGAAAATTATGAAATTAAAAGTATTTTACAAAGCAGACTATGAATATATGAAAAACGAAAATTCTAAACTAAATGGAGAAATAAGGCAGTTGAACATCGATAAAAAAGTTTTAATACAAGATAATGAAAAACTTAAAGATCAAGTTGAAATGTTAACGTTTGACTTAGAAAAAAGTATTAGCTTAAGAAGTGAATTAGAATTTAAATTATTAGAAAAAAATAGTGAATTAAAAAAAACGCAAGGTAGTAAAGGAGGACTTGTTAAGCAAATTAATTTATTAAATAAAAATTTAGAAATGAAAGAAAATAAAATAAAAGAATTAGAATGTAAGCTTGAAGAAAGCTTGACTGATAAATATATTGTTAAAAAAATCAGACCTTCTAAACCAATACATCAAAAAATAAAGCCGATCAGACAAATGAAAAGTTCCGTACAAAGATATCAGCAAAAGCTTGAAAGGATGGAAGTATGATAGCAATGTATGATTTAGAAGATAACTATTTATGCGAGTTTAAAAGTTATAAAGATTGTGCAGAGTATTTAAATTAGGAGGCTAACAAATGGATAAAGAAATTAGACTAGGAAAATTTAACTAAACTTATAGAAGAACATAAAAAAGAAACACATCCTTATAAAAAATATGAATTTGATAGTACAAGTTATACACTGCTATTAATAGATATTAATAATTTAATTAAAGAAAACCAAGAATTAAAACTTGAATTATCAGGTTATAGGCAAGCAATTTTAAATAATAAAAAAATGTTAGGTTTAAAAGAACAATTAGAAGAGGAGAAATAAATATGATAAAAATATATGAAAATGAATTAAAAGAATTAAAAGAAAAAATGGAAAAAGCAGAAAAATTTGCTGAAAAAGTTCCATTATTTAAAGAGAAAATATTAAAAAACAAATATACAGGATATGAACAATATATTCAATTTGGCAATAGTTATAAAGATATTTATCTTGCTTGGGGTATAAATAGAAACCATTATGTTAGTGGTAGTAGTTGTCATATATTCAATTATGAAAAAAGTGATAATTATGATGAATATTTGTTTAATATTTATGTAAATAGTTGTAATTTATTCGGAAAAGTGTATGATGGAGTACACAGTAGTTTAGATGATATAAAAAATAAATGCCATGTATTCTTTTATGATAAATATAATAGTACTTTTTATATTAAAGACAAATATATTAAAGAATTTTTAAATGTATTAAATGAGTGGTATTTACAAGAAAAGAAAAATATAGAACATTATAAAAGACAAGAAAGAATAAATAAATTAAAACAAGAATTAGCCGATTTAGAAGAGGAGAAATAATTATCATGAAAGTAGAGGATTTAAGAGAAGATTTAAGACCATATTATGACAAAGTAGATTGTTGTCATTATATTGTTGAATATAGAAAAGAAAATTCTGAACTTAAGGAACAATTAAAAAAACAACAAGAGATTAATAAAAAGGCTATTGAATATATAAAAGAAAACGATGAAAAATATTATCAAGATTGGGGACAAGATGATGGCTCTTGTGATACATATTTAGATGAAAATGAAGTGCTTAAATTATTACAAATATTAGAAGATAAAGAGGTGTAAGAATGAATGAACTAAAAGGACAATTAGGTTTAGATGAATGGTTAGAACTTATTAAAGAAGATAAAAATTTAAACGGGGCTTATATTTCAATTGCTCAATATGTAGATTTAATAGAAAAAGAAAAACAACGACTTAAAATACAAATAAGTGCTAGAGAAGAAGAATATAAGAAGTTGGAGCATAATTGGAATAAGTTAAAAAAGATTTAGAACTTGTTGTAGATTATGGTTTAGGTGATGAATCTTCAAAATGGGATAAGATATATGGTGAGTATGCAAAATCGACTTTGAAATTTATGCAAGAACTAGAACAAGGAAGTGATAGTAATGAATAAATATTGTTATGAAATAAAATTTGGAAAATGTAAAGGCTATTTTAAAATATATCAAGCAGTAAATGGTTCTATTCAATTAATGATGGGTAATTATAATACTACTTTATCAGCACAGCAAATATTAGATTTAAACATATATACATTTGATTTAATTGATTATGACCACAATAAATTTTTAGAATTTTATAAGTTGGGTGATAGTAATGTTAAAGATTAAAGATTATTTAGTATTAAAAAATATTGAAACTTATTTAGAAAATAAAAAAGATGAACTATTAATAGAAAACAATAATTATAGTGATATACCTATTGAAGAAATTGAAAAACTATTATTTAATCTAAGAAAAATTTTAAATAAATTAGAAAAGGAGGATTAAAATATGAATTTATGGGTGCGTTCTCAGGATAAAGAAAAACTATTAAAGTGTAATGATATAGCAATATCAAACAATATGATTAATGATGGGGCAAGTATAAAATTTAAAGGTTATAAAATAGTGGGATATTTTGATAAAAATACAGAGTATGAAATTTTGGGAACATACAAAACAAAAGAAAGAGCTATTGAAGTACTAGATGAAATAGAAGAAAAAATAATACTAATTAATACTATAAATATAGCAAAAGATACAGTTAGTTTAATTGCATATAAAAACGCATTACCGGAAGAAAAGATAAAAGGATTAGGTTATCCATATCAAATGCCAAAAGATTAAAGAAAGGACTGATATTATGTTTAAAATAAGAGAAGATGTTGAATGAGGTGTCAAAATGAATGAAGAATTAGAAAGAAAAAACAAATTGGAAACTATTTTTTGTCAAAAGTTAATAAATGTACTTAATAAAACAACTGATCAAAAAGAGTTTGATACTATTTATAATGTTTTGTTAACTTTTTATTCGATAGTTGATAATAATCCGAACTCCATTACGATATTGAAGAATATGAAGGCAGTTAAAGAAAAATATAAGGTACAAAAATCTTAAAAAGTATCTAGATATAAAAATGTAAGTTAAGTCATTATAAAATCAGCAAAAATTAGATATCTAATTGTTGCAATATAATATTGTGGTTATCTTGCAACAATTATACAGGGGGAGGAATGGTAGAAAGGTGGAATGATGAAAGAAAAGTTAAAATTAAGATTAATTGAATTTGTTGAACAAGAAACTTTAGATGAAAAATCAAAAAAGACTATTGTTGATTATAAAAATGCCATAAATAAGTTTATTGATTTTATACCTGAGGATGTTACAACAATTAACAAATCTTTGCTTATTGATTTCAAAGATTACTTGACCGAAAAAAACTTTGCGGTTAAATCCAAAAATAAATATATAACCATAGTCAATAAATTTATAAAGTTCTTAGGATATGATGATTTAAGATTAAAAAAATTTAAAGAACAAAGACAGACTTCATTAGATGATCCGATTTGGGAGCAAGAACATAAAAGAATGTTAAGATGGTCTAAAAAATTAGGACAAGAAGATACATATTTGATTATCAAAATATTCGCATTGACAGGTGCTAGAATAGAAGAATTAAAATTTTTTACGGTAGAAAATTTAGAAAAGGACTACATAAAATCGGCTTTTAATAAAGGCAAATATAGAACATTAATATTGACAAATGAACTTAGAAGAGAACTCAGACAATATTGCAAACTTCATAAAATTAAGAGTGGTTATATTTTTAAATCAACAGATCCGAAGGCAAAAGAAGGTGCAATGTGGAACAATAGTACAATCTGGCGTAGATTAAAGAGAATTGCACGGGCAGCTAAAATTAATCCGAATAAGATTCATCCACATGCTTGGAGACATCTTTTTGCTAAGGAATGTAAAAGAGTTGGAATTGACTTAGATGAACTTCAAGACATTTTGGGTCATAATGACATAAAAACAACAGCAATATATACTCAAACTTCAAATGCTGAAAAAAAACAAAAGCTTGAAAGACTTTGGAAAAGGTAGGAGAGAAAATGAATGAGATAAAGGAACTAACAATCAAAGAATTAAAGTATAAAATAAAAGAGTTAGAAGATGAAATAGATATGTATTTAACTTTGAAAAAGATAGATTTTGTAAAAACACAACCAGGCGCAATGACATATAAAGAAGTAATTGTACAAGGTGGACAACCTTATGATAAGTTTACTCATTACACAATTAAATCCGAAAAGTACGATAAGAAGATAATAGAATTAACTGATACACTTCTAACATATCAAAGAAGACTTAATAATAAAATAGCTAATATTTCAAATTCAGATTCAAAAACTTTTATAACATATTTAAGAGAAGAAGAAAAATTAAGATGGGATGAGATAAGTAGAATTACTAATTATTCCTTAAGACAAGTCAAAAGAATTTATAGTGAAAAATAAAGATGGCACGAAATGGCACGAATTAAGTGATATAATGTGTATAATGAGCAAGATTAGAAATTAAATGCTCATTTACTACATCAAAATCCCTAATGGCTACAATTAGTAGCCTAGAGATATATCTTTACCTCCTATTACAGGTATACTCCAATATATCTCTAGGGTGCTAATTAGTACTATTTACTTTGAAGCATTTAGTTACGCTAAATAAATTAGTAGGAGTAAAGGCGAGGATGACTACTCGGAGTTAATTAGATGTTATCTTATTAATTCGTTGTTCACATTACCTTAATAGGTAGTGTGCTGGTAATAAAAGAGTACTATGGAGGCATAGGAAACGCAATATTGTAAACATCTGTTACCACAGAGGGTAAAAGGTTTTATTAGTCGACTAATAAGTGAAACCAGCAAAGGTCTTGTATAGGATACCCACCAAACTCATTGCTATTTATTATCAGCACAGTATCTATTAAAGATACTATTTGTTACAACCGTTATAGGTTGTTTTATTTTTGAAAAAACAAGAAAGGATGTGTTTAGATGCTAAAGATAATTAAAATTGATAAAACTGATTATAAGATGAAATCCAGTGCATATACTGCTTTTGCTTACAAAGATGAGACTGGAAGAAACTTTTTATCAGACATAATGAAATTGTCAGAGTACAAATCTTTAAAAGATAGCAATATTGTTAAATCTGCAGATATGCTTGACGAATTGAATTTATTACTCTTACGAATAGCATATATTATGATTAAAGAAGCAGATAATTCACAAGTAACAGATTTTAAATCTTTTGTTGGTTCAATTGAAAATTTATATGTTGACAGTAGTTGGACTGAAGAAGTTATTAATTTAGCAGTCATGCCCATTTCAGGGCAATTACAAAGTAATAAGTAATTCAAATACTTCATCTGAAGAAATGGATATATACGAAGTAGTTGCCTTAGCAAAAAGACTAAATATAACGTTAGATGATATGAAAGTAATGAGTTTTGTATCATTAATGAACATCTTAATATCTAGTGTTGAAGAAAAAGATAGTAAGCCGACTCAAAGTGATATAGATAAATTCTTTGGGTAGAAAGGAGAAACAATGATTAAAGCAATAGTTGAGATACCCTTTTATGAAAAAAAAGGAAAAGAATTATATCTTGATGAAGAAAGGTTTAAAGAATTAGAAAGACAAGGATATGTTAAAAAAGCAGAAGTTATAGAAACAGCATCAATAAAAGGAAATGGAAAGAGAAAAGTTTTATCAGACAAAGGCTTGGAAGTCCGTTAGGAAGAACATATGGATAAAGCAAAGCTGCTTATGTGCTAGGTGTCATAAGCCTGTATATGTTGATGGATTATCTAATAAAAATATACCGAAAGTCAAAAGAACAAAAGGAATAGTACATCATAAAGTGTATCTTACTGATGATAACTTTGTTGATATAAGCATTTCTTTAAATGAAGAATTGCTTGAAGGTTTGTGTATTGATTGTCATAATAATGAACACTTTAAATCAGAAGTAGTTAGAAGAGATGTTGAATTTGATTCGGAAGGTAATTTAATCAGCCGATACCCCCCTACACAGGGTAATATTGGTCTTAATTGAGACAACGAGGCCAGAGCACACAAAGAATACACAAGTCATGCGTAGACCCCCCTACCTTTGAAAAGAAGAGAAAGGACGTGATAATGTGGCAAAAGAAGAGAAAGTTAAAAATCTCACTTTAAATGACATTGAAAAATTAAGAAAAAGATTTGCTGATTTAGATTCTGATGTAGGAACTTTAGGTTTAGGCTTGGTTGATGAATTGAAATTTACATTCAGGACTTTAAAAAAACTTAAAACAAATATTAATAAAAATGGTGTAGTAGTTAAAATGGATCAAGGCAAATATGAAATTGATAGAACGAATCCTGCTTTAACAACCTATAATACGCTTATAAAAAATTATCAAAACCTTTCTAAGCAAATTAATGATATGCTTGATCAAGCTGAATCATCTGATCCGGATGATTTTGATAATGATGAACTATGACATTTATTGAAGAATATTATAATTGGATGTTAAATAATCAAACTAAAGTTAATAAAAAAGTCATGTTAACTTATAAAAAGCTATTTGATAAAATAAAACATCCTGAAATAGCTTGTTTCTTTAATAATTTAACTCAAAAAGAAGAAAAACATATTTATGTGTTTGATGAAAAGAAGAGTTTAAGACCTATTCATTTTATAGAAAAGTATTGTAAACAATCTAAAGGTAAGTGGTCTGGTAAGAATATTAGATTAGAACTTTGGCAAAAAGCTTTTATACAAGCAGCATTTGGCTTTGTAGACAAAGACACCGGATTTAGACAATATACTAAAGTTGCATTATTCGTTGCCCGTAAAAATGGTAAATCTACAATTGCATCTGGACTTGCAAATTATATGCTAACTAAAGATGGCGAGGGTGGCGCTGAAATTTATTCTTTAGCTACAAAAAGAGAGCAAGCTAAAATAATTTGGGAAGAATCAAAGAAAATGATAAATAAATCTCCTGCATTAAAAAAGAGAATAAGATGTTTGGTTGGCGGTATTTATTATGATGCAACTGATTCTTTTTTTAGACCATTATCAAGTGAATCTAATAGTCTTGATGGTGTAAATGCTCACTTTGTTACAGCTGATGAAGTTCATGCATGGAAAGATATTAACTTACTTGACGTTATGTATGACTCGATGAGTTCGAGAACTCAACCAATGTTTTTAGAAACGTCAACAATGGGTACAGTCCGTGAAGGGGTATTTGATAGTGAATATTCCTATTTTACAAATTTAATACTTGATAAATTGCCGCTCAAAGACCACACAACTTTAGCAGTAATATATGAACTTGATAATCCTAATGAATGGCAAAATGAAGATTCATGGTTTAAAGCAAATCCAGGGCTTGGAAGCATTAAAGATATTGCAATGCTTAGAGATAAAGTAAATAAAGCAGTTAATGATTCATCTAAGTTAAAGAATCTTTTATGTAAGGATTTTAATGTTAGACAAAATGATACTCAAGCTTGGTTGTCATTTGAAGAACTAAATAATGAAACAACTTATGAAGAATTTAAAGACTGTTATTGTATAGGTGGTTGTGATTTATCAAGCACTACTGACTTAACTTGTGCAACCTTGCTTGGAGTGCAAAAAGGACAAATTAAAATTAAGCAAATGTATTTTATTCCAGAAAATAATTTACAGTATAAAATCAACGATGATAAGATTCCTTATGATAAATGGTTAGACAAAGGATGGATTAGATTGTCAGAGGGCTCTAAAGTTGATTATAGAGATGTGACTAAATGGTTTTTAGAACAAGTTCAAGAATTTGGCCTTAGACCACTATGGGTAGGATATGATAGTTGGAATGCTCAGTATTGGAGCGATGAAATGAAACAATATGGCTTTGATATGGTAGAAGTAAGACAAGGTTCGAGAACGATGTCACAACCAATGAAACAAATGAAAGCAGATTTAATTGATAAGAAAATTAATTATAACAACAATCCAATTTTAAAATGGTGTCTATCTAATTTATCAATTAAATCAGATGAAAATGAAAATATAAGGCCAGTAAAAGAAAAATCTAGACAAAGAATAGATGGAGCAGTAAGTTTAATTGATGCTTACTGTATTTTTGTTGATAAACAAAACGAATATTTAAATTTTATTGGGGAAGGAGCAGGAAATGAAGAATAAAGAAAGAAGAAGTTTATTTAGCAAGATATTTGGTGATGCAAATAGTACGGAACCTAAAGCAAGTGCTACTGAATTTAAAATACTAAATGGTTATCAAAGCTATTTCACTAATTATGATGGTAGGTATTATGATACATCAACGGTTCGTGGATGTATTGATACTATTGCGAGAAATGCTGCAAAACTTAATCCAAGACATATAAGAAATTCAGTCAATGGCTTTGAAAAAGTGAATGGTGCACTTTATACATTATTAAGTAAAAAGCCTAATGAACTTCAAAATGCTTATCAGTTTTACTACTATATAATTACTGAACTTGAAATGTATAACGATGCTTTTGTTTATATTTTAAGAGACAAAAACACTTTTAAAATAACAGGTTTATATCCAATCCATTTTGAAAGTATTAAATTTTATGAATATGAAAAAGAGATTTATTTGGAATTTAGTTTTGGAAATAGCCAAAAGCGATTTGTTGCTTTAAAAGACTGTATTCATTTAACTAGATTTACTACTAAAGATATTGTGGTTGGTGGCACTAATATTCCACTAATAAAAACATTATCAGTTAAGCATGTACTTATGGAAGGTATAGTGAATGCAATTAAAACTACTCAGTCAATTAAAGGAGTTCTTAAATCTACTAAAGTTATGTTAAATCCAAAGGATGTTAAGCAAATGAGAGATCAATTTGTTAAAGACTTTATTGATAATGCTGACGGAAGCGGTATCGGTGGGCTTGATGGATCAAGTGAGTTTACTCCAGTAAAAATTGAGCCAACAACTGCAAGCGAATATCAAATTAAAACTATTAACGATGAGATATACAATTATTTTGGAGTTAACGAAAGTATATTACAATCTAAATTTTCAGAAGATGAATGGGCAGCCTTTTATGAAAGTGTAATTGAACCTATAAGTATTCAGTTAGGATTAGAATTTACTAATAAATTATTCACTTCAACAGAACTGGTTCATGGTAACGAAATAATTTTTACAAGTAATAGATTACAATATGCTTCTAACAATACTAAAATTAATTTACTTAGATATGGCAATAATGTAATGACTGTAAATGAAATGAGAGAAGTTCTTAATTTAGAACCTATTGAAGATGGAGATAAAATAATGCAAGACTTAAATCATATTGATGGAAGTATTGCAAATGAATATCAAGGAGGAAAAGAAAATGAAAAATAAAGAAATAAGATGTTTTGATTTAGAAATGAGAACGTTAGAAGATGAAGAAAGCAAAATGATTATTGAAGGATATCCTGTTATATTTAATAGTCCAGCAACACATGGATATACAGAAATTATAATGCCAACAGCATTTGATAAAACTGATATGTCTGATGTTGTCTTAAGATACAACCATAATGATTCGTTCATTTGTTTAGCTAGAACAAGAAATAAATCATTAGAATTAACTGTAGATGAAAAAGGATTAAAGATGAAAGCAGAATTAAATCCTAATATACCGGAACATAAGTCGATTTATGAGGGTGTTAAAACAGGATTACTAGATAAAATGAGTTTTGCTTTCACAGTCCGTGGAGAAGAATGGGACTGGGATACTGATACAAGAAAGGTAACTGACATAGACAAGCTTTATGATGTTGCAGTTGTAGACCAACCTTTTTATGACAGTACATCTGTGTATGCTAGATCTATTGAAGAAACTGAAAAAAGATTTTTAAATGAAAAGAATAAATATAATGAACTTCAAAAGAAAAAACAAGAGGTGTTAAAAAAATTAGGTTAATACGATTATGAACTTGGAACTGGATAGTTCCTTTTTTGTTGGTGGAAACTAACTAAGTCGTTTAATAAATCCTGGACAGGATAATGGGAAAGATAACAGCCCTAAAGAGTGTCGAATATTAAAAGGGAGGTGTCCGAGAATGGACAGATTAAAAGAGATTGAAACTCGTAAAACTGAAATACGTTCTATTCTTGAAACTACTGATGATGTGAAAAAAGTTGAAGAATTAAATAAAGAAGTTGATGATTTAACTCAAGAAGAAACTGAATTAAAAGAGATTCAAGAAAAAGAAGAAACTGCCAAAAAACTCGAAGAAAAAAGTTTAGAAGCAAAAGAATTTAAAATCGAGAAGGAGGAAAGAAAGATGAAAGAAGAAAGAAAATACGATTTAAGTTCAAAAGAATACAGAACTGCTTGGGCAAAGTATATGATGGGAAAGGAATTAGATGAGACTGACAAAAGAGCAATTGGCGATGCTGTTGGAACAACAACAGATACTTATGTAGCTTCAGCTGCTAATGTTCAAGGCCAAAACAATTTGGGGCTTTTAATACCTGATAGTTTAAGAACTGAATTATTAAAAATGGCAGAACTTGCTTCACCATTTTATAGAGATGTTTATAAATTAAATGTTGATGGCAATGTAGATTTACCTTATTTATTTGCAGCAGATGATGCTAATTGGACAGCAGAATTAACATCTACAGTTAAGGAGGGCCAAGAATATAAAGGTCTTAAATTAACAGGATATGAATTAACAAAGGCTATCGAAATCACTTGGAAAGCAGATAGTATGACAATTGATGGATTTTACGCATTCCTTATTAAAGAACTTAATAAGAAAATGAATAAAGCACTTGTTAAAGCTGTACTTTATGGTACTGGTTCAGATCAACCTACTGGTGTAACAAATGGTCTAACTGCAAAAGAAAGTGATAACCCATTTGAATTAATAAAATTATGTCTTGGGGCATTAAGTGATGAAGATAGAGTTGGTGCTAAAGTTTATATTTCAACTAGTATTTCAGATATGATCACATTCTATAAAGATAGTAATGGTAATTATCCATATTTAACAAACGCTCCAACAGTTGCTAGTGGAGCAAAAATAGAAGTGGATCCATATTTAACTGCAGGAGACATCGTAGTTGGTAATGCTACTGATAACTATATTCTTAACTTTAACCAAGATTTAAGAATTGATAAAGAAGTTAAAGTTCAACCAAGAAGAGTTATCTATGGTGGATATACTATTGCTGATGGTAAGGCAAAACCTGGTTCATTTGCTTATGGTAAATATAAAGCACCTACAACTCAAACAAAGAGTAACTAGAAAGTAGGCTAAGCTATGCTAGAAAAGATTAAAAAAATTCAAGGAATTAACAATACAGACTTTGACTCTATTATCGAGGGCTATATTTCTTCTTGTAAACTTGATTTAAAAGCTATTGGTATAGCAGAAAATAAAATAAATAGTTCTGATTCTTTAATTGAAACTGCTATCTTAACTTATGTATTAAGTTTTTTAGATATAGCTAATGCAGAAATGTATGCTAGTTCATATAACATTCAGAAGGATATCTTAAGACATCTAACTGAATATATGGAAGTAGAAGAATAATGGAATATACAGATATTATTTATTTACTATCAAATGAAATTAAAGAAGATGATATAGGTAATATGTCATCTTCTAACATTTCTTCTAGTAAGTGCTATGCTAAGAAACAAAGTGTTAAAAGTAATGAGTTTTATAATGCTGTTTCTGTTGGAATAAATCCGACAATAGAATTTGTTATTAAAAGATTAAATTATTCTGGAGAATCTTCACTAAAATACAATAATGAAGTTTACTCTATTATAAGAACAGTAGATCCAAAGAATAAATTTGATATTGTTCTTGTTTGTTCTAAAAAAATAGGAGTTAAATAAATGGCTAAAGACTTGCTTAGTATCATCGAAACACTGAATGAATACTCAAAAGATATTCAAGATGGGATTACTGAAGAAGCTATTAATGTGGCAAAGAAAGGTGCTTCTAAACTTAAACAAACCTCTCCTAAATCTACTAAAAGTGGCAGAAAAGGAAAATATGCTAAAGGCTGGCGCGTAAAATCGACAAAAGGTTTTGATTCAATTTCATGCGTTATTCATAATGCTACTGATTATCAATTAACCCATTTACTTGAGAATTCTCATTTGACTCATAATGGTGGAAAGTATGTGCCTAAGCAAAAACATATTGAACCTGTTCATGATGAATGTGTTAAAGAATATGAAGAGCAAGTTAAAAAGATAATTTTAAATGGAGGTAAATAATGAAACATAAGGATTTATTTAATTTATTAAAAAAATTGAATATACCAGTTGCTTACGATCATTTTGATGATAACAAGAACTTGGAACCACCATTTATGGCTTACAGAGAACTAGCAGCTAATACTTTTAATGCAGATAATAAAAACTATTTTTTAAATAAAAACTTTGAAATAGAACTAGTCACATCAAAGAAAGATGTAGAATTAGAAGAAAGAATTGAAGAACTATTAAATAATAATAATATCTCATTTGATAAGTTTGATGAGATATGGGATAAAGATGAAAAAATATATCATATTTTTTACGAAATTTAGAAGGAGGAAAAATAAATATGAAAGTTAAATTTGGTTTATCAAATGTGTATGTTGCTAAATATACAATAGGTTCAAATGGTGCCTATACTTACTCAACACCAATTTCAATCCCTGGTGCAGTAAATATTGCACTTTCACCATCTGGCGAAGATACAGATTTTTTTGCAGATAACATTAAATATTTTTCTACTAGCTCAAATCAAGGATACGAAGGAGATTTGGAAATCGCACTTTTAACAGATGAAGTTAGAGAAGAAATTTTTGGAGAAACAAAAGATAAAAACGGTGCTCTTATTGAAGCTTCAGATGATATTGTATCTGGTTTTGCCCTAGGTTTTCAAATAGAAGGAGACGAAAAAGGTAGAAAATTCTGGTATTACAATTGTAAAGCATCTAGATCAAAAAATGAAAGTAAGACAAATGAATCAACAAAGACACCTAATACAGATTCAATTACTATTAAAGCTATGCCGCGTGAAAACGACAAAAGAGTTAGAGTATTCTTAACTGAAACAACTACAAATAAAGAGGCTTATGATTCGTTCTTTACTTCTGTATATGAAGAAGTAAAAGAAGCTTAGACTTTTAAGGTTTACTTTTATTAACAAACTACTCTTAATGAGTAGTGAAAAGCACTACTCATTTTTGAATAGTGCTTTTTAATATTCATTAAAAAAGAAAGGAGATTAACTATGGCAAAAGAAAAATTGCAGGGAATTACTATCAAAATTGGTGGAGATACAACTGATTTAAATAAAGCTCTTAAAGGAGTGAATGATATCGTATATAAAACCAACACTGAATTAAAAGAAATAAATAAATCGCTTAAAGTCGATCCTAAAAATACAGAACTATTGGCTCAAAAATACGAATTACTTCATAAAAACATCAATGCCTCAAAAGAAAGATTGGAAGCCTTAAAAAAAGCACAATCAGGGATGGGAAGTTATTCAAAATTAACAGATGAACAGAAAGCGAGATATAGAGAACTTACAAGGGAAATAACAAATTCTGAAAGTGCAATTACTAAATTGACTAAAGAAATGAAGAATATGAATACAATCAATCTTGAAAGTGTTAAAAATTCCATGTCAGAATTAGGAAAAATTGCTACAAAAACAATTGCTATTGTAGGTGCAGCAGTATCAGCAGCTAGTGCAGCTGTTGGTGTGGTTATCAAAAGTGGTGTTGATTCTTATGCGGAATTAGAACAAAATTTAGGTGGTGTTGATACATTATTTAAAGACAGTGCGGATGTTGTAAAAGAAAATGCTGCTAAGGCGTTTGAAACAGCAGGTATCAGTGCAAATGAATACATGCAGACAGTTACTTCTTTTAGTGCTAGTTTGTTGCAAAGTTTAGGTGGAGATACCACAAAAGCAGCTCAAATTGCAGATATGGCATTAATAGATATGTCAGATAATGCTAATAAATTTGGTACTGACATGTCAAGCATTCAAAATGCATACCAAGGTTTTGCGAAACAAAATTATACAATGTTGGATAATCTTAAGTTAGGTTATGGCGGTACTAAATCCGAAATGGAAAGATTATTGAAAGATGCTCAACAAATCAGTGGCGTCAAATATGATATTTCTAATTTAAGTGATATTTATAATGCTATACATGTTATTCAGGAAGAATTAGATGTAACAGGGACGACATCCCTAGAAGCTACTACAACGATCCAAGGTTCTATGAGTTCTATGAAAGCAGCATTCGATAATTTCTTGAATGGTAGTGGTAGTCCAGAACAATTATCAAAATCAATTTCAACTTTTGTTAAAAATGTTAGTAATACAATTATGAATTTAGCTCCAAACATTTTAAATGGAATTACAACTGTAGCAAAAACGCTTATCCCACAAATAGGAACATTATTGACAAGTCTGTTACCTGACATATTTTCAACAGTTCAAACTGCTATAAATGATTTGTTGATATTAATTCAGGAAAATGTTGAACCTTTATCAAATATGATTGTTACTATTGTCAATAATTTAGTCATGTTTTTATTAGATAATTTACCGTTGATATTAGAAGCTGGATTACAATTAATTTGTGGCTTAGCTGAGGGGATTGCAGAAAATCTTGATGTGTTAATACCATCAATAATAAATTGTGTTTTAACATTAACAGGGACTTTATTAGATAATATTGATATGGTTATTGAAGCAGGATTAAAATTAATAATAGGTCTTGCAAAAGGGCTAATTCTAGCAATTCCAGAAATAATAAAACAAGTGCCTATTATAATTTTAAAAATAGCTGAAGCGTTAAAAAATTCTGTTGGTACAATAGTAAATGTTGGTGTTGATTTAGTAAAAGGGTTGTGGAAGGGAATCAGTGATTCCTTTGAGTGGATAAAAAACAAAATTAAAGGCTGGGTAGGTAATGTTCTTAAATTTATTAAAAAGCTTTTTGGTATTAATTCGCCATCTAAGGTTATGAAAGAACAAGTCGGAATAAATCTCGGATTAGGAATGGTCGAAGGTATTAATGACACTGTTGGAAAAGTACAAACTGCTATGAAAGGATTATCAGCAAAAGTAGAAACTAGTGTTAATCCGACTATTAATCCGACTGCCAATTCAAACCCTTTAATTATCCAAATTGAAAATTTTAATAATGAAAGAGAAACTGATATTGAGTCTCTTTCTCAAGAATTAGAATTTTATAGAAAAAATCGGGCTCTAGCGAATGGAGGTAATTAGTATATGTTGAAATGGAAAGGTATAGATTTTAAAACTAAAGGTATAATTGTTGAAAAAATACCAACTATTTCTAAGGGAAAGAAAAATATTGACGTATATACTATCCCTGGCCGAAATGGATTTTTAAGTGTAGATAATGGCACTTACAGCGAATTTGTAGTAAGTGTTGAGTGTCATTTTAATTCACAAAATTTTTCTATAGATAAAATTAAAGAGTATTTAGATGGATATGGTACTTTATCATTTGATGGTTTAAAAGAATACAATGCTATAATTAACAATTCAATTTCTTTTGAGAAAATAGAGCAATTTAAAAAGTTTATAGTTCAGTTTTTGGTGAATCCTATATCTGAAGATATAAACGAAACTTCTGTGACTATTACTGAAGAATCGACTTCTATAGAAATTGATGATGCTACCGCTACTATGTATCCAACTTTATTAATTACAGCAACTGGGGATGTGTCAGTTACTATTAATAATCACACTTTTTATTTAAAAAATGTTGATGGTGAATGTATTTTAGATTCTAAAAATAAGGTAATTACATGCAATGGTGTAAACATATCAAATAAGATGCTTTATGATTTTCCAAGTTTACAACCTGGAATAAATGTGATTTCAACTATCGGAACAATAACTGCTTTTGTTATAAAATTTAGAAAGGCTTACTTGTAGGTGATTTGTATGAATATTTATGAATCAAACACTTTAAACTTTGAAAACAATGGATTAGGTTATTTAACTGATGTTTTGAGTGCATATGTTACTGAATCATTAGATAATGATTATCTTTTAACTATCGAATATCCTGTAGTTGGAAGAAATAGTGAATATTTAATAAAAGAAAATATAATAAAAGCAAATGTAGGTAACAATAATTTTCAGTTGTTTAGAATAAAATATCTTGAGAAGAATTTTAAAACTATTAAAATAACTGCTTATCATATTACTTATGATTTGAATGAAAATCTTGTCGAAGACTGTGCTCCAACTGATTTAACCAGTCAAGATTTTGGAAACTATATATTAAATCATACTGCATCTTCCAATTCTTTTTCATTTGAGTCTATTTTATCCGGTAAAAAAACTGCTAGATACGTTAGAAAGAATCCTATAGAATGTTTTGTTGGAAATTTAGACAATTCTATGATAAAACTATTTGGCGGAGAACTTGAAAGAGATAATTTTAAATTAAAATTAGTTTCTAGAAGAGGCTTTGATAATAATGTTAAATTGATTTTTGGAAAAAATATAAAAGAAATTAATTTAACAACTGATATTACTAACTTGTATACAAGAATAATGCCTCTCGGAAAAGATGGCTTGAAATTACCAGAAAAGTATGTTGATAGTCCTTTAATAAATAATTACCCATCACCAAAAATTTGCGTAGTTAAATTCGATGATATAGAATATTCAACTGATGCAACGAACGAAAATGCTTACCATGATTTAGAATCAGCTTATCAAGCACTTAGAGATGCTGTAAATAATTTATATGATGCAGGACAAGATAAACCATTAATTAATATTAAAATCAACTGGTTAGAATTGTCTAAAACAAAAGAATATTATGACAAATATGCATATTTGGAAAGAGTTAGTTTAGGAGATACTATACATGCTGAGGTATTAAATTACATTTATGAAACAAGAGTAATTAAAACAACTTATAATGTCCTAAATGATACAATTGAAACTTTTGAAGTTGGAAACTTTAAATCTTCATTTCAAGATACATTAAATACAATGAATTCTGAATTAAAAGGAATAGATCCTTCTTCAATTGTAGAAGATGCTGTTAGTAGATCGACTAAACTTATTTCATCAGCTATGGGTGGTTATGTTTATAAGACACAAAACGAATTGTTTATTATGGATACTGATAACCCTAATACTTCAACAAAGGTGTGGCGATGGAATATTAATGGTCTAGGATATTCTTCTACCGGAATAAATGGCCCATATGGTCTTGCTATGACTATGAATGGAGAAATTGTTGCTGATTTTATTACTGCTGGTAAATTAAACACGGAAGTGATAGAAGGGTACGACATGCTAGTCTTAAAAGTAAATAATTTCGATGGTCAGGCCCAAAATATTTCAAAAATCCAAGTGCAATTAGAGGAGATACAACAACAAATCGGTTCGATTACGGATATTACTACCTCCTCAAGTGGAACAAACAATGTTGTTTTAACTAATGTTTTAGAAAGTGAATTACTCTTTTTACAAATTCATCCAACAAGTACTGATATAAAGTATTTGCATCCTTCAAATGTTTTATATCCTTCAGATAATTTGTTTATGTCAACCAGAAATGTACTTTTCACTTCAAATGATTCAATTAAAACTTTTACAATTCCATCTGATTTATTATTTCTTAGTGATTCTATATATGATGAGTTTATTTTAAGTTATGATACAAGTGAAATGTATGTTATTCATCGAGTTGGTTTTAACACTGATGGTAATAAAGTAGCTTTAGAAAATGAACAAATCGAATATTTTCAATATAGGCCGATATATCTAAGTGCTGGAAATTATTTTGTTAAACTTGACTCATTTGCTGATGCTTTTATAAGTGTAAGAGCATTAGCTTCAAATATATATACTTCTCAGTATGCAACTAAAATTGAATTAAATAGTGCTATTAATTTAACAAAAGAAACTATTAATTTATCTGTTGATCAAAAAATTACATTGATTAATAACGATGTACAATCTATGAATGCTCAAATAACATTACAAGCAGATAAAATTAATTTGAAATTAGATAGTTCGGATTTTAATAGTGCTGCAATTATTGGACTTATTAATAATCGAGATGGAACATCTACTGCAAAAATTAAGGCGAATAATATAGAATTAACAGGATATGTGACTATTAATGATTTGACAGGTGAAGGTACTACTACAATTAATGGTTCAAATATAAAAACCGGTACACTTAATGCAGATAAAATTAGTGGTGGTTTAATTTCTACGTCTGGTATAGATATTTACAATGGTGTGGGCTTTTTAAGGGCTTTATATACTGGTTCAGCTCATCCATATGTTTCAGCCTTAAATGTTGCAACACAAGGTAGCATCGCTGGTGGAATTTCTTTTAGAAATAGCAATAGTAGAACTGCTTTAGGTTCGGAGAAGGCAAGTTTAGCATATTCAACAAATGAGAAAAGATTCTTAATCGAAAGTATCGATCAGTTAAGTATTCATGGTCAAGCAACTACATCTGTATTAAGCGCTGGCAATTTGAATATAGAAGGCAAAACTAATGTTAGGTACGATAGTGGAGGTTATTTTAAAATAGTTGCTGGATATGCAAATCAACCTGCATCTAACCCTGGTAGTTTATATTTAAATGCACAGGAAAGTGTTAATCTGAATGCGAAAAATGGCGGTGTTTATGCTGGTGCTGGAATCAATAGTTCTAACACACGCGTTAAAACAACTGGAGGAGATGTTTCTTCGAGAAATGCAAAAGCAAATATAAAATTATTTGATGGTGAGTATGAAAGATCCCTCAAACTTTTGGATAAAATGAATTTGTATAGTTATGATTACAAATACAATTTATATAAAGATCCACATCAATATGGCTTTATTATCGAAGAATTAGAAAAACTCGATAAAGATCATGAGTTTTTCAAATTTTATGATGAAACAGCCATCGTTCATGGTAAATTACTTGATTTTAATTTAGATAATAAAACAAAAAAAGATAAAGTAATTAAACTGAAACGTTATGATACTGATACATTAGATAAATACTTGCTAACAATATGTAAAGCAATGTTACAAAAAATAAATAAAATAGAGGAGGAGTTATGGAAAAACCATTAATATTGCAAATTAAAGACATCGAAGAGGGCATGATGAAAAAAATAAATGAGTCGGGGTTACCGGCTTTTATTTTGAGACCCATTTTAGAAAAAATTTATAATCAATTGATTCAAATTGAAAAAAACGAAGTTGCAACTGCAATACGGCAATTCAATGAAAGCTTGATAGAAAAGGAGAGTGTTTCAGTTGAACAAAAAAAATGAGATGATACGAAAGGGAGGTACTATTTATTATGGCTTATAATAGAACAAATTGGATAAATAACCAAACTCCAATAAATGCAGATAATCTTAATAATTTAGAACAAGGAATATCAGATTTATATGATGCAATATTCCCAGTAGGACAAATTGTAATTAAAGGAGATAATGAAGATTATTCTAATTGGTTAGGTTTTACATGGGAAAGAACTGCTTTAGGTAAAGTATTAGTTGGTATTGATAGTTCTGATACTGATTTTAATACAATTGGTAAAACTGGTGGAGAAAAGACACATACATTATCAGTCAGTGAAATGCCTAGCCATCAACATGAATTGTCGATTGTAGGAGGTGGAAATTTAACTGTTTCCGCCGTTAACTGGGAGGTAACTTCTGCAGGAAGAAGATATGCTAAAGATATGATTTCTGCAACTGGTGGTGGGCAACCACATAGCATTGTACAACCATATCAAGTTGTTGCTTATTGGAAAAGAGTAGCTTAGAAGGGAAAGTGAAAATGGAGAGTTTAACTTTGGGAGAATTAGCAAAGGCCTTGACTTTTTTAATGGGCTTAATAGGATCTATTAAATACATAAAGAGTGGCACTGTTAAAAGTTTGTCAAAAGTAATTGATAACAGACTAGAACCGATTAGAAAAGAAATTAAAGATTTGCGGGAAGAAACATCTAAGAATAACTTATCGAGTATTAAAACAGATTTGATTAATCTTATGGAACTAGCTGATAAAGAAATTATTTCAACGGAACAAAAAATAAGAGCACACGAACTTTATGATTATTATCGTCAACATGGTGGAAATAGTTATGTTCATGACAAGTGGGAAAGATTAATTAAAGAAAATAAATTATAAATTATAAGGAGAGTGAATGAATATGAAAGAAAAAATAGCAAAATTAATTGATTTAAAAACTATAATAAGTTTAATAGTAGTAATAAGTTATACTATTATGGTATTTAAAGATATAGTAGAAGCTGATTATAAAGATTTAGTCATAATGGTTATGACTTTTTATTTTGCATCTAAAACAAACAAAAAGGAGAGTGAGTAAGATGGAAGAAGCAAAATTAAAGGAAATTCAAACTACAGTTAATGAAGACGGTTTGAAAGAATTATTGGAAGGAAGTGAAATTGAAAATGTTTACGAAGAGAACAAGTAAGCCTACTAAAGGTAATAAATCATTTATCCGTAAAGTATCTGGCGGATGGAATAGTTGTATACCAGGCTATCCTGCAGATAAAGACTGTGATGTTCTAGCAAACTGTGTTGGATATGCGAATGGTAGATTTAATGAAATTATAACTGAATTAACAGGATTTCAAGGAAATAAGTATAATACTTTGAATTGTAATGCAGAGAGTTTTATTGAAAAAGCTAAAAAAGGTGGCTTAGAAATCGGACAAATACCTAAACCTGGTGCAATCGTTGTATGGGCTAAAGGAATCGTTGGTAATGCAGATGATGGAGCAGGACATGTTGCAATAGTAGAAGAAGTGCTAGATGATAAAACAATTTATACAAGTGAAAGTGCTTACGGAATTAGCGCTTTTTATAATGCTAAAAGAAGTAATTCAAATGGCAGATGGGGTATAGGAAGTAAATACACATTCAGAGGATTTATTTATAATCCAGCTGTTAAAGAAGAACCAAAACCTGAACCTAAACCAGAACCAATTCCTGTTGATGAATTTAAAGTAGGGGATAAAGTTTGTGTCAAAGGCTATGCTACTGAAGCAAGTGATGGAAGTGGTAGTAGAACTGCTAGCTATGGTGGTAATCCTAATGATAAAACTGACATTAGATACATAACTTTAATTTGTAAGGGTGCTAAAAGACCTTACCATATTTCCGTAGGGAAAACATTACATAATGGAGATAGAGGTTGGGTAAATAAAGAACAACTTACTAAAGTGGTTTAAAAAAACGGCTAAGAGTGCAAAAGCACTTGCAGCCGTTTTTTTATTTTATGATTTTTACAACTTGTTTTGTGTGATAGTTATTGATAGTGACACTTTTAATTGAATCTTCATTAAAGTTAAGCAATTTGAGTTCATTATCTCTTGGAATGTGATCCCAAATGCAAGCTTTACTTATTCTGTCAAAATCAACGCAACTATCTGATTCAGGGGAATACAAGTAATAAAATTTAAAATCGTTGTAGCATGTTACTTCAACATAAAAGTATTCTTTTTTCTCAAAATTCAAATCTAATTTGTTATTTTTTAATTGATGTATTGCCGCTCTTAAAAACTCACTTTTTGTTAATCCTTTAGCTTTAAGCATAGTATCCAGTTCATCTTTTTCATCCTTGTTAAGATCTACATTAAATTGCGATTTAAATTTTTTGCGATAATTAATATCGTACTTTTCCTTATTAAATTCATTCAT